ACAACATGGATTACAGCATACAAACCATTAAAATATGAATTTAAAAGAGGAAAACAAAAAATTATTCAAATCTTTGAATGGCAAGAATCTGATTGTACAGATGTAAAAATAGATAAAAATTGGTTAGAGCAAAGATTTTATGATTTTGGTTTTCTAGATGAATGGGGATCATTTGCTGGTGAATTTAATGTATCTGGTACAGTTAAAGTTAACACAAGAGATGGTAGCTGGAAAATGCCATATGATGAAAGTACTGAAGAATATTCAGCTCATGAACCAGAAGGTATGATGTTTCCAAGCGATCATAAAGTAAATAACTACGGTGTTGTAGTAGAAAAAGGAAAAGAATGACAATTAGACAATTAATTAATATAATGAAAGTAATGGGTAGAACGATACCGTGTGATATGGAGGAACAGTTAAACTTCACATATCATTCCGAAAGTAAAGGAGAACTAATTAAAATAGGAGATATGGATTTAATACATTTTATTAGAGCATTTAATAAAAGAAATCCTATGACTTCTAAATTTTTAGATAACTTTGTAGATAAATTTATAGATAAATCTACTAAACGATTGAATAATATGGAGAAAAAACAAAATGGATATTGAAAAAGATTTATTATATTTAGCCCAAACTGATGAAACTTATGCAGAAAAAGATGCATTATTAGATTTTCAAATTGATAATTTAAAAAATGTTAAAGGTTCTTGGATAGGTGCTACTGCTGCCGAAGAACCTAAAACATCTATGGGTTTATTAACAGAGCAATTTTATGCTACTGGTGGTTATTTTACTGAAATTAGTAAAATTAAAGAATTAAGAAAAGAAGTTAATACCTTTAAAAACAAACGTGCTACTGCAACTTTAAAAATAGATGTTTGGAGAACACTTGAAGCTTCTAGAAGAAAAGGAAATATTCAATGACATCTATCATAATAACTATATTAATAACAGCTTGTATAATTTTTATAGCTGGAGTTACAGCACTCTCGGTATTTGTTGAGTGGTTAGAAAATAATGGAGAAGATCAATGACAATAGAAGTAAATTGTATAGATACAAGATATGTTGCTAACAAAGTCAAAGAAATGGAAACAACAAAAGACGAAAAAAAATTAAGAAAAATGATTACAGAATTTAAAGAGGAATTAGTATATAATGTGGGTATTGATACCCTTCGTGAGTACAATAATGAACTTTAAAGAAGAATATAAAAAAAGATTTAATGCACCTATGTTTAGTGATTTAACTACTCGTGAGTTAATCATATACCGAACAGGTCTAAAGAATGGTGTTTCCCTTGGAAGACGTTCTGTGATTCCGAAAACAATAATCATTAAACCTAGAAATAAACCTATTGGGCCAGTTATTAATGAAGATAAAAGAGTAAATCAAATTCTTGATAACGTAAGTAAATATTTTAAAGTGTCTGCTGCCGAAGTAATAGGTAAGTGTCGTAAGAGATATTTAGTAAGACCAAGAAGTATGGTCATTAATTTAATGAGAGAATGTACTTCATTGTCTTATCCTGATATGGCACACATTTTAAATAAGGATCATACAACTTTAATATATCATACAGAAATTAAAAGATTAAATAAAGGAGTATGGTTGGATAATAATCTAAATAATATTTTTGGAACTTTAAAAAAAGAGGTCTGTAATGAAACACAGTAAGAACGAATGTAATTTTAAAATCGGACAGCATCTTAAACAAATAAGAAAACAATCGAAACTCACACAACAAAATCTTGCTGATGTATTGGGAGTTAGTTTTCAACAGGTACAAAAATTTGAGAATGGAACTAATAGGATATTTGCACATCAGTTATTTCAAATATGTGATAAATTTGATTGGAATATCAACGAATTTAAGGCATCGGAGGCATCCGTTTCAGTCCTTAATAGTAAGGTAACGCAGCCATTAAGTTAAATTTACGCCTTATGAACCTATTTGCGTTGTGGAAGCGAGAGTGGAAGCAACGCACAATAGTTGATTTTACCCCATAAATCAGTATATCTTAACAATGAGTGATTTGTTTAATAGGATATATTATGACTAGTCTAGCATTAGGTAAAATATTCCATAATACCGTAATACCTCAATTTGTGGTTGCAAGAAAATCTAAAGGTATATCACAATTAGAAATGGATGAAGTTTTGGGTGTTGCCAAAGGTTTAGTTTCTAAATGGGAATGTGGAATAAGAAAACCTAGTGGTTGGCTATTCTGCTGTTGGGCAGATGCTCTTGATATGAAAATAACATTAACCCCAAAGAAGGTGCTAAATGATAAATCCTGATTTTGAAGAAAAGGGTGCATTAACAAATGATCCAATTGTAAATAGAGTTGTCGATATAATTTTAAAACGACATATGCAAGGTATGGAAAAGTTTGGTAAAACAATGGAATCTAATGACAGACCGTTAGACCAATGGATAGAAGAAACTATTGAAGAAATGATAGATGCTATTCATTATCTAGTTAAAGCTAGAACGATAACGGATAAGTTTAAGATTAAACAAAAAGAGTTAGATGCCATGTTAGCTAAATTTAAAGAAGGAACATTTGAAAATGAAAAACCTACTGAATCAAAAGATCCTGTTGAGGAAAAAATCTAATATAGATTATTCTGCTCCACATAATAGGCAAATGCTTTTTCGAATGAGATTGCTTAAATTTTATAAGCAAATTGAATTTGATGAAGATGTTTATACTAAAACTGCTAATGAGATATTAAATGGTACATTGCCATATAAATATGTAAATGAAATAGAAAAGTTAAGAGTGAAACATGAAAAAACGAAAAAAGATAGATGGGAAAAACTTAAGAAACAAAAAGCAACCGAAATGGGGCTTAAGGTTAGAGAAGTTGTTGCTAACGCATTTAAAAAAACAACCTAAACATTATTGGAAAGTTGGAGGTACGATTTGAAGAAAGATTTTGATAGAAAGCAAGGTATTGGTGGATCTGATGCAACAAGACTATATGAAGGTGATTGGCATCAATTATGGTCAGAAAAAATAGGTGATAGTGTCTATCCTGATTTAAGTGATGTGTTACCAGTACAAATGGGAATACATACTGAATCATTTAATATTAGTTGGTTTGAAAAATTAACTAAATTAAAGGTGGATGGTAAACAAGAAACATTTTTTCATCCAAAATATAAATATATGTATGCTCATGTTGATGGGTTAATATTAGATGAAGATAAAGCTATATTAGAATGTAAACACACTAATGCTTTTAGTAATGCTAAAAAGGTATCAGATAAATATAAAGCACAATTACAACATTATTTAATGGTATGTAATTATCCTAAAATATATTTGTCAGTATTTTTTGGAAATTTGAAACATGAGATTATTGAAGTTACTGAAGATAAGAAGTTTCAAGAGCAATTAGAAAATGCAGAAATATTATTTTGGCATTTTGTAACTAGCAAAAAAGAACCACCAGAATATATTAGTTTTGATAACTTTAACACAAAGGAGATGAATGGTGAAACAATCATACCCATTGTCGCCAGGAAGTAAGGAAGGTGGAACTTCTTTAGAAGCTGCAGAGTTAATAACAGCTGGAGCTGAAACTATAAGAAAAAAAGTTTTTGATGTTATAATTAACAAAGGAAATTTTGGTGCTACTGCAGATGAGGTTGCTGAATTATTAGCTTTGAGTCCTTTTACTGTAAGACCTAGAGTAACAGAGTTGTTTAAGCTAGGTAAAATAGAAAGAAAAGATAGAAGAAAAAACTCAAGTGGTGCTATGGCTTATGTGTATAAAGTCAGTAAAGACCATATAATTAATCAATACACAGAAAAAGGAATATGAAATGAGAACAGGTGAAACAAAAAACTATTACATTTGGGATAAAGCGAAAGCTACAGATCCTGCGTGGACAAAACCTTTTCCAAAGTTTGGGAAAACATTAACAACAATTGATCCAATGTCGCAAGTAATGTGTATGACAGGATTATTTGGGCCAGTAGGTAAAGGTTGGAGATTTAAAAATACTTATACATATACAGATCAAAATGTATTTGCAGAAGTAATTATTCAATGGAAAGACAATGATACTTGGTATGGCTATGGGCCAATTTCAAGTGTTTGTGCATTATATAAGAAAAATGGTAGTCTTGATGATGAAGCTCCAAAGAAAGCAACAACAGATGCTTTGACTAAAGGATTTAGTTATCTAGGTCTTAATGCAGATGTGTTTCTAGGTATGTTTGATAATAATAAATATATTTCAGAAATGAAAACAAAATTCAGTACTAATGGATCGGCTGAAAGCAATGTTAAAATAATAGATCCTGCAAAGTTAAGGAAAGACAAAGATGATAAATAAAGTAATACTAGTCGGTAGATTAGGTGCTGATCCTGAAGTTAAACAAACTAAAAAGGGCGACACTATGGCTAATCTATCTTTAGCAACTAACAAGAAGTTTAAAGAAGATGAAAAAACTACTTGGCACAAAGTTGTAGTATTTGATCCTCGTATCGCAGATACAATGAGCAAATATGCCAAAAAAGGTACTATGTTATATATAGAAGGTGAAATTGAAACTAGATCTTATAAAGATGCTAGTGGCAACCAAAGATATGTAACTGAAGTAGTTGTACCTAGATATTCTGGTGTAATCAAAATGGTTTCACCAAAACCTAATGGAGGAACGCCTACTGAAGCTGTTGCTCCAGAATCACCACAAGCAAGTGGAGATTATAAAGGTCAGTTTTAAAGAATTTGTAGGGATTGACTATCTTCAACTACTATTATTTAGTTTGGTCAGCCAACTAAATATTAAAGAGATGCAATAGAGGTCAGGGTTGTTTGCCACTAAATTGCTATCTAGTCCTACAATTGATGTTACTCATAAGAGTAGCTCCTAGCATGGGGAGTTGCCTCGCAAGAGGATTTTCCCCATGCGTTATAATTCTTCGAACACATATAAAGTGCACTTATATGTCCTCAAGATAATAACTATTGTACTTGGTACTGATTAAGTAGCGTAAAACTTTACTGTCCTAGGAAAAACAGAATAAATCACCTTGAAAACAAGTGCGTTGCTAGAAGGTGAGCCAGGTATAATCTTTCCACATGAAATCAATTCTAGATTTAAAAGCAGAGTTTAAAAAACGAGATCTTAAACTAAATGAATGTATAGAATCAATTGAAGAACTAAATGATTTTATGACAGTTGATCTTCTTAAAAGAGGAAACGTAGATGGATCATTAGTTGCTTTAGTTTCTATAGTAATGAATGTTGCATCTTGGTATAATAAGAAACAATTTACGATAGATCTACTATCTTCAGCTTTAGCTACAATAGAATCCGAAAAATTTAGAGAAGACGGTTCTAAGCTCAATTAAGCTCTTTATATAAGTATAGTATTTAACGCATAGCCAAGGTCGTATTATGCTACCGAAGGGCTTGTACGTTGAGATATGGGCTTCCTAGAGTCTATATAT